ATGGTGATAAACGAAGAACTTATCGGTTCTTGGGTAAGAAAAAATTCACCACAACTTGCTGTATATGAAGCTCTTCTTTTTGATGGAATAATCAAAAAAATACCTGAAAGACTAAAAAGAGCTAGTTGATGTATATAGAAACTAAGACCGCCTCTTTAATTTTTGGTGTAAGTGATAGAGCCCTACAAATAGCGGTAAAACGTAACTCTGATCGCTACGAATACATAAAAATCAATGCAGGCACTAAAAGTCGTGGTGGTATAAAACTACTTTTCAAGGTAAGCATCGGCGAACTAAAAGTGGCACTAAAATCAGGAAAAATAGATGCTGATATAAACATATGGCAGCTAGAAGAAAACGAATGGGTAGTAAGTAAATTTGGTGATTTATTGGAAGGAGACAGTAATGAATATATCAGCGATACTAGAACTAACAGAGCATTTGCAAAGCAAGGGCTACATTGTAACCTTGCTAGCACACAGTGGCAAGGTGAGTATAAGAGCAGTAAAGATCGGCAAGAAGACACTACAAAAGAGACAAGCCTTGAGCCAAAAAGCCATAAAGGTAGCATAAATGATGAAAAATATAACTGGGATGAGCAAAGAAGAGCTAGCGGTGATTTCTGTTCTCATGAGCGAGATGAGTATTCAAGAGCTTGGGGAGATAGTAAAAGCACAAATATCGCCAAGTGTGACAAGACTAGCTATAAAACGCAAGAAAAGAGCTTGGATAAAAGTAGCCAAAACAGAACTATCGCAGATAGAGAGTCTGTGATAGGAGCAGATATTAGGGAAAATAGAGCTAATAAGGCAAATTTGGTGATAGATAAATGGGATAAGAGTGATGTCAAAAATAGTATTAGTGGCAATTTTTGCAATATTCATAATATGGGCGGTTTTGCTGTGGATATCGATAATAGTGGCGTTTGTGTGGGCGTCACAAGTGATAATAGAAGAGAGATTTCAAAGGACATAAATGATGAAAAAAATAAAGCAAATTTGGAAGAGATTCGAAACTCACATATACCTAGCGCTAAATATAATAATGCTGATAATAGCGTGGATGAGTTTCAAAGCTATGCTATAGCAAAAGAGCAAAAAGCATCACCAAAAGATAGTTTAGCAGAGCTTTTTGATGATATGAATATAAATGATGATAAAAAAGCAGATGCATTTGTCAAAGCCAAAGTAGTAAAGCTTTGGCTAAAGGCTCGTGATAGAAAAGTAAAAATAGATGCGTTTTTGCAATACATAAACATAAACAATATGTATGGCAAAAGAGTATCAAAAGGGCAAATTTACGACTGGGCTAAAAAATACGCAAATGGCGGCATAAAAGGGCTAGTTGATGAGCGTGGTGGCAACAGACCACTTCTTGTGGAGTTATTAGGATATAAAGAAAAAGTAGATGAGCTAATCTTATCAAGTCAAGGCAAGATAAACTCATATAATGTCTATAATAGACTTCATCACCACTTTGTAAGCTTAGGGCTTTTAAGCCATGATGAGTTCATCGGCAAACAAAAAGAGATAGTAGCCTACGACTCTATAAATAGATATGTAAACAAGTGGAAAAAAGAGAATCCAACTACGGTTCTATACATAGAAAAAGGCTATGACGGAGCGGTGAATTCAAAACTAGCCGGAGTTGGCAAAGCTGACTGGAAAGCAGACTTTGCAAATGAGTATGTAGAGATAGACGCTACAACGCTTGATCTGTTTGCTAAGAAGATCAACCTTGATCTTGCTAGTGCGATATGGAAGATGAATAAAGAAGCGTTTAGAGACTTTGATGAGTGCTGCGAGAGAGTAAAAGAGAACCAAAAACGCTACACAGTAGTTGGTCTCATAGATGTGCATAGTGGCGTTTGCTCATACGTGATAGGAAGAAGCGAAAATATCTATACAGTTAAACGCTGCTTGGCCAAATATATATCTAAATTTGGTAAGCCTCTTAGAGTAGTAGGCGATAACGGAAAGGCGTTTAAAAGTAACGAAATGGCTGGCACGTTTGAGAGCCTTGATATAGAATACCTTGCTGTTAGGGCGTATAGTGGATGGTTAAAACCATATATAGAGAGAAGCTGGAGAAGTTTTCAAGATAACTTCAGTCAAAATATAGCTGGATTTATAGGGCACTCTGTAGAGCAAAGACAAGCCATTGAGTTTGGATTTTCTAAGATGGAAAGACGTCTTAAAAAAGGTGAGCAAACTAATCTAAAAAGAATGCTGCTTATAAACGACCTTGAAAAGCTAATGGATGACTATATAGATGAGTTTATAAATCGTAGGTGGCTTGATAGGTTAGGCTCTAGCCCACTTGAAGCATATAAGAGTGACGAAGATAAAATAGAGAGGTTATCAAGCACTCTAGTTTGCGCAAGACTTGGCAATATGCTAACTAAAAAAGTCTATAAAAAAGGCATCATGCATGATAATGCCTACTACATCTGCGCTAAGAGCTTTGAATATGATGAAGTTAAGATAGTTCCAAATATAAACAATGTAGATGAAATTTATATCTGGAGCGCCACTGGCGAGTTCATCGGTGTGGGAACTAGGCTAAATAATGGCGAGGGAGTAAGTGCAGAGATAGCTAAAGAAGCAAGGGCTTACACTAAAAAGAAAATCGATAAGGTAAGAAAAGCAGCAAACAAAGCAGCAGCTATAAATCAAGATAGTTTTATAGAGCACGTGGAATATGTAAAAAATGCAAGGGCTTTGGAGGTAGGAAGTGCGGCACTTGAGTATGAAGATGAGCTAGGAGCTTTGGTAAAGACTGAACAGAAAAGAGCTAAAAGCTTAAGAGTTATAAATGAACTGCTTGTGCCTACTAAACCTAAAAAACAAGTAGAGATAAGCTGGGAAGGAATGGTTAAGAAGAAATAAGGCGTTTAAAGACATTTTTTAAAAGCGTTTAAATAGTGTATAAATCGTATTTAAAAGCTTTTAAAAAGCGTTTTTAAAGCTAGGTAGGGTGAGCCTTTTTATTTTATGTTCTTTTAACGCACGAACAAAGTCCGTGCTAAAGAACCAAATACTAAAGTCCCTACTGCGTAGGGTCACCCTTACTGATATTTTTAGAGCGTAATTTTGTAGGGGTACCCCGCAAGCGGGGACTTTAGTTTGTTCAAACTTTTTTAAAGTTTGTCGCAAAGGTCGGCTTTGCTGACCTGCGAAATCAAAAATATGAAACTCTAAACAAAAAACGTGTTTTTTAACTTCTTATTGTCAAAAACTTTAACCTTTTTTGGTGGTGGCAAATACTCTCCTTATTAGAGCCACTACCGCACCGCTACCAAAAAGGGTTAAACCTAAAAATAAGGAGACAAAAATGAGTAAATTTGAAGATGTTAGGAATGAGCTAAGCTCATATCTAACAGACGAAGAGGTAAGCGCTTCAGCTCTTGCAAGAAGTATCGGAGTAAGTCCTGGGGCAATTAGCCAATTTAAAAAAGGCGAGTATAAAGGCGATAATGAAGGACTTGCTAAAAAGATAAAAGCCTATCTAAATAGCCAAAACGCTAAGAAAAATGCCCCAGTTCAAACAGTAGAGTTTAGAGAAGATGTCTTTAAAGGCTTAGATTTTCAAATGAGTAATTTTGCGATAGATGAAGCTGCAAATGAGCGTGAAATAGCGCTGATTTATGGGGCAGCTGGGACTGGCAAAACTACAATCCTAAAAGAATACGTAAAAGCAAATCCAAATGCAGTATTTGTCGAAGCCACGCCACACACTAGCGCAAAAAGTTTGCTTGATGACCTTGCAGAAGCGCTTAAGATCAGTATTCCACTAAGCCTAAATGGCAAACTAAAAGCGATCGCTAGACATTTAAATGGTTGTGAGAGGATACTGCTTATTGATGAAGCTGAGCATCTGCCACTTAAGGCACTTGAAGATCTGCGCCGCATACATGACTTTAGTCGCACACCTTTGGTGCTTGTAGGCACTGAGATTTTGCTGCAAAACCTAATGGGTAGAAATAAAGAACTTCGCCAACTCTACAGCCGTATCGGCTCAAAATGGATTATGAAAGGGCTTAGCAAAGAAGAGTGCAAAGAGTATTTTTCATCGCCAAAGTCTTCTAGCAAAGGCGATCTTAGCTATGCAAACTGCGGTGAGCTGATATATGAGTGGTGTGGTGGAAACTTTAGAAGTAGTGCAAAGCTTTATAAAAAGGCTTTAAAACTAAGTGAATATTATAAGGTGCCACTTGATAAAGAGGTCATTGCAAAAGCCTCTGAAATGGTTGTTTTAGCTTAGCTTTGCTAAGCGTTAAAAAAAACCTAAATTTAGTCCGCTTTAGCCGGACGGATAACTTTAGTGTTTGGTTCTTTAGTGGCGACTTGGCTAAAAGAACATAGAAATAAAAAGGAGAAAGATGAAAGAAACGATGAAACTTGTATATGTAGCATCACCATACGCTAGTATAAGTGTCGCAAGAGATGAAAATCAAAGAAGATTTTTTGCTAAACAGATAGCTTTAAATAGCTGCAAAAAGGTCTTAAAAGCTGGATATGAGCCTATAAGCCCGGTTTTAGCTTTTTGTGATGTATTTGATGAGAGTAATAGAGAGCAAGTGATGAATGCTTGTCTTGAGCTACTATCGCACTGCTCATATATATACTGCGCAAAAAGCGTCTATAGCAAAGATAGCGCTGGAATGAAGGCTGAGAAAAGATATGCTAGAGAGCTTGGTATCACTGAGCTTGAATTCGAATAAAAAGGAGGAGCGGTAATGCCAACTGTAGAAGTAGATGTAGATATTCAAGACTATATCGAGCTTGATGATGTGATTGAATTTTTAAAAGATAACGAAAGTTGTTTCAGCAGCACTGATTTTGCCAATATATTTGAAGCTTTGGGATTAGCTGGAGCATACATTCCTAAAGATAAAATAAGAGAACATTGCTTTGAGATGAGCGATGAAGAAGCGATGGAATATATAAAATGGATAGAGCACTATCATGCTCTATCACAAGTATCATAAGGAGAAAAATATGTCAAGCATACATAAAAAGTTGGCTAATAAGCCTAAAAAAGATAAACAAAAAAGAAGAAAGGATAAAAAATGCTAGTAAAAATAGGAAAAAATGAGACAAAAATACACGATAAAAGGCTAGAAACCGCAGTCGATGAGTTTGCTTATCTAAAACGCAAGATAGATAGCTTAAACGATGAGCTTAAAGTATTTAAAGATATCATCACAAGCAAAGCAAATGAGCTTTTAGGTGATAGCGATGCTCTTAGCATAGGCTTTGAAAGCATTAGTGGAAACAGACTCAAAGTAACTCTAGGCTGGGATGTAAAAGTAAAAGACCCTAATACTTTAGCCCTGCTTTTGGGCGATAAATTTAGCCTTCTTGTCAAAGAAGAGAAAATTTATAAGCCTGAAAAACGGTTAAAAGAGCTAGCTCTTGATGATGACGGCTTAAAAGAGTGCTTAGAGATAAAGGAAAAAGCACCAAGCATTAGCCTGATATAAAAATAGTAAAAAAAATGCTATAAGGGGTACCCCGTTTACGGGGACTTTAGGTGGGTGGGGGGAGCGTAGCTCCTTGTCGCAAAGACTAGTTTTACTAGTCTGCGAATTAAAAAATAGGAGAAAAATGAAAAACTACAAAATATGTAAAAAATGTAAATGCGTGGCACCTTCTACTTATAGCAGGTGTCCAGCTTGTGGGTATAGGCTCTCTATTTTGGAGATGCAGAGCAAAGATGTCACAAAAGATAATAAAAATAAAAAGGAGTAAAAAATGACAACTGAAGATGCAATAGAAGCTAAAGAGATGATAGCAGTGCTAGAAGCCTACATAAAGGGCGAAGAGATAGAATTTTCTCGTGTTAATGCAGATATTTGGGTTCATACAAGGCTTCCGAGCTGGAACTGGGAAGATTACAAATACCGCATAAAACCTAAAGAAGAGGAGATAAAAACAAAATTTAAGAAAGGCGATACAATCATTCAAAAAAAATTTTGCGATGGAAGACCAATCAATAAAAATAATACTTTTCTTGTGGTGGAAGATATAAATTTATCCGAAAATAAATATAAAATATTCAGTATAAGGTTTAACGCCTTCGAGTTTTTTGACATTAAAATAATAGATGAAAGCTACGTAAATACCGATGATTGCCTTTGGTACTGGGAGTATCGAGATGTTCTTAGAGACAGTTGGCACACACATGGCGTTAGATTAAATAAGGCAGCTTATAAGAACTTATGTACTGATGGGGATTGGGATTTGGGCTCTGAGCCTATCTATCAACTAGGTGCGAGATTAAAAAAGGAGCTTAAGATATGCTAGAAAAAGAAAAAAGATTGTCAAATCTAGCTGAGATTTTAAGCGATCTTGATGATATGATAGAAGACTTGCAAGAAGCTATAGACGCATGGGATAGCGGTGAGCTTTATGAGAGAGCTTTGACTCTGTGCGAATACTACGCAAAAATAAAAAATAAATTTGATTTAGACTAAACTAATTTACAAAGCTTTTAACGCATTTTTTTACTTCGCAGGTCAGCAAAGCCGACCTTTGCGACCAAAGTTTAGCACTTTGGAAACGCACTAAAGTCCCCACAAGCGGGGTACCACTAAATGCGCATTAAAAGCTTGATAAAATAGTTTTAAAGGTAAAAAAATGGAACTACTACCTAATCTAAAATATAAGCTTGACAGACACGCCCTTGGCATGGGACTAGCTAAGGCTGGACTAAAGGAGAGTTTGCATAAATTTATAAAAAATGTGATATGCGAAGATGAAAAACTAACCATAGTCTTTAGCCACAACATGGCTAAATTTGAGTTCGAGCATAGCAAAGAGCAGTTTTTGATAGAAGCTAGAAAGTACTACAAAGCACACGCAAAAGATTACGAAGCCCTAAATTTCATCCCAAAACGCATTGAAGCAAAGGTGGAGTTCAAAGAAAAAGACGCTTTTAAATTTGATCCACTCTTAGCGCCAACTCAAAGAAATGAACCAAAGAAAAAGGCAACGCCTAGCTTTGAAAACAGAGCCAAAGACCAAAGAATTCATGCAGGGTTTGAGAGGATAAGAGAGGTTATTAAAACACAAAAAGGAGAGCAAAATGACTGAAAAACAAGCTATGCTAAGAAGACAGCTACTTAGCAAAATTCACACTCACAAACGCTACAAAGAGCTAAAGGCGAGTGATGCGTGGGAGACGTTTTTGGACTGTCATTTTAAAATTTGCTCAAGCGCAAAACTAAGCATAAAAGAGCTTTACACTTGTCTAGATCTCCTAAATGGCACTATAAATAGCGTAGAAGAGATAGATCTTAGAGGCAGAGAGCTTATATCAAGAAAGAAAAAAGCAGTAAGCAGCTTTGCACAAGCAAATAGGATAAAAGAATTAATGAAGATTATTGGCTGGGATGAACTAACGCTTAAAAAATTTATCATCAAGCAGCTAAAAATCATCGCAGACCCATTTAAAATGAATGTAAAAAACAGTAGCAAACTCATTTATATACTTGAAAAAATAGCAAAAGCAAAGGATAAAAAAGCATGATGTGCCCGTTTTACAAAGAAATGGGCTCTAAGGAGTTACTATGATGTGCCCGTTTTACAAAGAAACGGGCTCTAAGGAGTTACTATGATGTGCCCGTTTTGTGGAAAAACTACTAAAGTAGTAGCCACTATAAAAGGTCTCGAAAATAGGCGTTTTAGGCGGTGCAGTGCTTGCAATAAAACCTTTGAAACCAAAGAAAAAGTGCTTATAAAACCGTTTGATTTTAAGTATTTAGAAGACGAATACAAAGAGTTTGTAGATGAACAAAAGGAGAGCGGTGATGAATAATAATCTTTTAAAAATGCTATTAAAAAGCAAAATAGCAAAATCAAAAGATAAAAAAGAGATCATAGATGAGCTTCTTAGATACCTTGATAAAGAAAATCAAAAAGCCTTAAAAAATGCACTTGATGAGCTGTTTTTGATGATAATAACTCGCAAGGATGATCCAAATTTGCAAAGCCTAATCCAAAATAAGATAAACGCACTTGAGCTCAATATTCCAAATTTGGATTATGAGATGATTTACGAAAAGTTCGCTGATGAGGCGTTGCCAAACGATAAGTTTAACAATATCGCTTTTAGCTTCGATACAAGCGATATCAAAGCACTTGAAGTTATGCGTAAAAACTTCTACTGGATGAAAAATGACTATAACCAAAAAGTAAGCGATGAACTAAAGAGTATCACGGCTAAAGTCTTTAGTGGCGAGATACCAAGGACTGAGATGGCTAGCGTGCTTAAAGAGCAGTTTAAAGGCGTGTTATCAGCAAATACAAGCTATTTTGAAGGGGTGAGCGACCATATCATAAGTCAGATGCAAAACATAGCTAGAGTAAATCAAGCTAGTAAATACGGCGTAACTCACTACAAAGTAGTAGCAAGGATAGATAGTAGGACTAGCCAGTGCTGCAGATCTATGAATGGTCGCATAATACCGGCTTCACATATACAAGCTCAAAGCGGGGCTATCCAAAACGCTAAAAATATCGCTGAAAAAAAGAGTGCTGCAGTGTGGCGAAGTGAGCCATTTTATGGTAAAATTTTGCCTAAGAATTTTGGGCTTCCGCCATATCATTTTAGATGTCGCACTGAGCTTGTGCCTGTGTGGGTGGATGAAAGCGAAGTTAATGGGGTGGTGATGAAAAATACAAGCCCATTAAGCAAAGATGAAGTAGTAAAACATATCGATAAAACTGGGGTGGAAAGAGTTTGGAAAAAGAGCAATGCTCATATATATAAAAAGCACGGCACTGATCCAAAAGATGTAGTAAAAGCCTTAAATTCTATAAATACAGTGGCTAAAAATACAAATAACAACTATATAAACGCCTTTAGCGATAATGGCTATTTTATGGTTTTTAACGGCGATGAGATAGTAACTTGCTTTAAGCACAAAGACGGCAACAAAGCTACTTTTGATTACTTTAAAAGAAAATCGATATACGACAAAAAAGAGGTGATAAAATGGAAAATCGCAAATTTACTATAGAGTATCTAGGCATAGAGTGGTTTATACAAGCACCTAATTATGATGATAATAAAGCAAAAGGGCTAAAAATAATAGCCCCTATAACTTCAGTAATAGACGGCAAAATAGCTCAAATATTTGATATTTTTACCCCAAGTAAAAAAGATATTGATAAGGCAAAAGAGTATAAAGAATTCTATGAAATTTGTGACTTTGAAGTATTAGCAAACGGTCATAAATTCACAGGCTCATTTATAGACGCACTAGAGTATATCAAAGCAAATTTTAAAGGAGAATAAAATGAATAACATAGATAAATTTGACATATTGTCAGGTAGGGTTTTAGCTAGGCTTTATAGCGAGTTTCCTAAGCCATGCACTTTAGAGGCAACCGACTTTGGATATAAAGATAGTGTGTGTGAATTTTTATCAGATCCAAATGCAACTACTACTGGAGACAATAGTGATATTGTATTTTTTACATCTGCAATAAATTTTTTAGCAGCAAATGAAATCATAGACGCAGCTCCTAGCGGCGTTAGCTTTAATGATGCAAGGCTTACTTTAAAAGGACTTAGCCTACTTAAAAAAACTCCTAAAAGCCTTAGTGGCGGATCAAATTTAGGCTCTTGGCTTACTAAAGCCATTAAAACAGGTGGCGATGAGCTTATCAAAACCGCTACCAAAGAGTTTTTTGAAACGGCTTTAAATACTATTTAAAAGCCCTTTAAAGGGGCTTTTCATTAAGGTTTTTACAAGTGGGATTTAGATAAAATATTATATATTTAAAGGAGTAATAATGGCAGATGAAAACCTGATAAAATCAACTTGTAAAGAGCTAAATTTAACTTATAAACAGCTGGGCGAGTTGATAGGGTATAGTGAGAGTGCAATAAAAAACGCTGGGACTGGCGAAGCTAGCGAGCCTATGAAAAAAGCTATTGAGCTTTACAAGGAAACGCTAGAACTTAAAGCAAGGCTAAGAAAAGCCGATGACTTTAAAAACAATTTAAAAGACTTTTTATGTGACTAATCATTTTTGATTAGTCCTATTTTCTACTAAAATTTTACAAAAATATATAAAATTTATGCTTTATCCCTTGACAAATAGCCTTATTTTAGCTATAATTCTCGTATCAAAGGACAAATAAGGACTTTGATAGAAAGGAGAGTTAAAAGATGGAAACTCTAACCGCCATCATCGGTTTAGTTTCTGCTTTGATACAGCTTATCGTAATTCTTTACGAAGCCAAGCGAAAATCAAAGTAGCAAAAGGAGGAGCAATCCTCCGCCGTCATCTTTTAACCTCTGCAATTATACCATAAGGAGCTTAAAATGACTGACTTAATTCAGAACATTTTAATTTTGGTTTTATCGTTGCAAGTTGCCTACCTTTGTTATAAAACAAGGGGGCTAAAATGAGTGCATTAATAACTATTAATAATATAAATGTAGCTTTTGAAGTGGTAAATGGTGAAGTCTTTGCCACTTCACATCAAATCGCAGAAGTTTTTGATAAAGGTCATCACAACATTTTAAGGCTAATATCAAATTTACCAAATGATGAGTTTTTCATGCAAAATTTTCAAGAGAGCTTTTACATAAATAAACAAAACAAACGCCAACCCTGCTACAACCTTACCCGCGATGGCTTTTCACTGCTTGTTATGGGCTTTACAGGTCAAAAAGCTTATAGATGGAAAATAGAGTTTATAAAAGCCTTTAATAAAATGGAAGCGATGATAAAAGCTGCTAAACACAATGATCTAAATCTCCAATCCAAATTCACTGAAATTTTATCTGCTTTAAAAGAAAAATCAAATGAAGCAGATGAGTATAAAGCTAAGTATTATGAGAGTTTAGAAAATGAAGTTGTGCTTTTAAGACAAGTAGCAAAGCAGAGTAAAAAAGAGACTATCTATAACACAAAGTTAAGCACGGCTGAAAAAGAAAATATCATAAAGCTTTATAAAAGCGGACTAAGTCAAGCTGAAATTTGCCGTCAAACCAGTAGAAGCGACGCAGCAGTAAGAAACGCTATAAGGAGTGCATTATGAGAAGTATAACCGTAGAAAAATTAGATAGCATAAATGACGCAAGACACTTTTTAATGATGTTAAACGCAATACTGCTTGGATGGCATAAAGATGCAGATGAGATAGGAATAGAGATGATAAAAGCAGCTTGTGGTGAGCTATATTCTATGACCTTTAAATATATAAAAGCTTTAGATGGTATAGATGATAATTCTATTTAACTGCTTTTTTAATATCATTTATAAACTTATTTAGAAATTTATGATATCATAGCATATCAGCCTTATGAGCAAAGCCCATAAGGCTGATATGCGTTACTAAAGCCCCACTTCTAGGGGTGTCCAGAAAACATAAGGAGAGCAAAGCTATGGGAAATAGAATTATCGCATTTTTTAATGGATTTGCAAAAGCCTATGATATGTTTGGTAGTGGCGATATAGACAATAAAAAGCATATAAAAATCGAAAGTGGGTTTGAAAATGTTGGTAAAGCCATGATGCAAGTTATTAAAGATGCAGATGCAAAAACGAAACAAAACAGCATACCTCAAGCAAAACAATAATAAACAAAAAGAGGCTGTGCATTTTGAGCATAAAGTAGGTAAAAATAGCTATCATGCGAGTTAAGGGGTTAAAAATGCTAAACTTAGATGTATTTAGACAAGCAAAATCGTTGCAAAAGACTACAAATTCACAGGTTGTAAAAGTAGTGTATAAAAATTATAAAGGACTAAGCTTGGAAGTCGAACCAATTGAGTTAGCCGTTATTAAAAGCTCACTAGGTCTTATGGCGCAGCAACAAAATAGCTTTTTAGCAAATACAAGGGGCAAATATGGCTGCTAATGATGAGGTCATAACTCCACAAATAGATGATAATATAAGCCATGAAGCACTAGAAAGAGTTGGCGAGGTTATATCAAAGATAGAAAAAAGCAAACAACAAACGGCTCTAGCACAGATAAAAGCCACAAGTGAGGATAATGAACGGCAGTTTGAGTTTGCTAAACTTCAAAGCGAAATTTCAAAAGATAAATGGAACAAGTCCTTTTTAGTAGGCGTTTCTGCCGCTGTTGCTCTTGGTGGCACAGGGCTTTATCTGCTTATTAATGGCGATACTACATTGGGGCTTGGGCTTCTAAGCAACACTTTTACAGGCGTTTTCGCTTATCTTGCAGGCGTTGGTGCTAACAAATAGCTTCTATTTTAACTTCGCACGGCAACAAAGCCCGTCTTTGCGGACTAAATTTAGGGTTTTTTAACTGCCTTTTTAATGTCATTTACAATTCTATTTCTTACTTCATTAGCAAGGGCGGATTTTGCCCTTGTAAATCCACCGCCTTTTATATAGCTATCTAAAGCGTTTTTTAGATATGGATTTGCTTTAGTCCCTGGGTGATTTACCTTCTTGCCAAAGACTAAACCAGATTTTTTATTTGCTAGGGCTTTGGCTTTTTTAACTTTGATGATATGGGGCTTGGTGCCAAAATAGACAAATTTAGCATATGGTGCTAGTTTTGTGTTGCCTATAGTGACGCTTTTATCATTTACGCTGATTACTTGGATATCTTTTTTAAGGTTGCCTGTTTTATATGGTGCTATTTTTTTAGCTTCATTTGCCACCTCGCTACCAACTCTAAATAGAAATTTCTCAAAGATTTGTTTCATTTTTACCTACTTTTAATTTCGCAGGTCAGCAAAGCCGACCTTTACGACAAGGAGCTACGCTCCCTTGACCCACCTAAAGTCCCCGCTTGCGGGGTACCCCTTAATTTATATAATCAATGCTCCGCCACCTTTTTTGGCTCTAACTATGCTAACGTGTGAAAGTGCTAAGGCTAAAGCCCAAAATCTATCTGCGTGTCCATACTCATTTCTTTTAGCGTCATATTTAAAGCTTTTAGCTCCTATAGTCCGCTTTATAGCGTGGATATCAGCTATTAAAAGTGGATCATTTGGAATGCGAATAAGTTTATCTTCAAACGCTTTTTTTAAATTTAGTGCCATTTCTTCTTTTCTAGTGTTAGAAAACCACACACCACTTACTCTACTTTTAAATTTAGAATGCATATTTTCAGCCAAATTCATACCAATACCTGTTTTATCTATCTTTAAAATGCTAAGCGGATATGTCTTTAAAAAACTGGTTAAATGCTCTTTTTGCTCTTCAAATTTAGCCTTAGCTAGCACGTCCATCATAGCAGTTTTATACACTCCATTTTCTAAAATAACTCCAGCTAAGGTTGAGCGGTCATTTACCCTACCCACGTCATATCCAGCATAGATAGTCTCATTGCTTTTTGGTGTGAAGTAGTGAGCTTTATCATCTACGCAAGACTTTATAAGTGATATAGAAAGCAAACTACTCTCATCATCGACAAACTGACACTCATAAGCACTCGCCCAAGTATCCGCGTCAAATAGATCTCTCATAGTCTCAAGGTCAAAGTCTAGCCCATCTTCTATAGCTCTATAAATATTTACGCAAAAGCGTTTAAACATATAGTATTTGCTCTCATCGCTATAAAACTCATGAAAAAGACTATGCTCTTCAAATGGTGTTGAAAGTATAGTTAAACGCCCTTTAATGGCTCCGATAGATGGAACAAAGGCTTGCAACATCCTTTTTGGGTTTGGATACCAGGCAAACTCATCCATCCAGATATCGCCTGTAAATCCTTGCACAGTTCTATAGTTGTTGGCAAATGACTTGATATATGCTCCATTTTCAAGCACTACTTCGTGTTCGCTATCTTTTGCGAAATTTATGCCATACTCCTTAGCCCAGTTTCTCATATATCGCATCAAAATAAGAGCTTGTTCTTCACTAGCACTTAAAAACAGCTGATTTCTCCCTGCTACTGCGCCAATTAATGCGTCAGCAGAGCTAACATATGAAAAGCCTATTTGGCGAGATTTCAAAACTATCCTAAAAGTATCGTTTGAGTTTAGAAACTCTTTTTGGTAGCCAAAAAGACCGCCACTAGCTAAAATTCGCTTTTTAAGCTCAGTTGCTGTTGGTGAGTTCATATTTATAACAGGGCGCGGCTTATCTTTTATGCTTTTTACTTTTTGGATGCCATTTTCAAGTTTGGCTAGGGCTGAGACTAACTCAGAGAGCATTACGACTTCATCGCCAGTGGGGCTAGGCTTTTTACTTAGCTCTTCTATTTTAGCTTTAGTAAATTTAATAGCATTTTCTACGCTAAAATTCTCTTTTTCATAAGCCTTTAGCCAACTTGAAAGCGTAGGACGGCTACAGCCTGTCTGCTTTGAAAGCGCTAAAACTGAAACGCCACTTTTTAGTAAATTTACGCATTCATCTTTAAATTCTTTGGTATAAGTCATCATTGTCCGCCTAAAGTCTTTTGCCAACCTAAAATCTCTCTAGCTTCATTTACGCTTATGATACCGCTATTTATTAGATTAGTTACTATTTCGCCATCGTCTTTGAAATCTGTCACGTCAATCGGCTTAAGTCTTAGCTTTATGCCGATATTTTCAAAAAATCCCTCTATGAGTTCGATTTTTGGCTTGATCTCTATTTCGTTAAATTGATGAAGTTGTCCTATAAGCTCACCGCTTCCACCAAGAGAGCCATTCTCTATTATCCCTAAAAATCTAGGCGGTATCCCGTGAGCTGCTGCTATCTCATCGCGGCTAACTTTTTTAAGCCTCTCAAAGCTAATATCATCTACACCGCCAAGATTTTCAAACCGAATTTTTGCATCCTTTTCTCCTATATCATTGCCAAATAAAACAAGTGTATTATGCGAATTTTGATAGCCTTTAAATGAGTTTCCAAAAAAATCTTTAAAGGCATTTAACTGCTCCTGCGAAGGCTCGGCATTTTCATATATGATAGCCATATCTGGTCTAGCCCCATTATCGAAAAATTTCTCGTTGTAAATATCAGCTTTTTGGTTTAGAGCAATTTGCTTAAGCGTAGCAAGGTAGTCAGGCTCTCCATAATAATGGCTTCTAGGGCTATAATATTTAAGCATAAATCCATCTAGCTTTTTAACTTCACTATTTAAAACTTGAAAAATTTCGCCGTTTTTTCCGGTTCGCAGTTCATTGCCTTTTATGTTATACATATAAAAATTATTCTTACTTCCAGCACTCTCAATTCCGGCATTTCCGTATAGCTCTAAATTTAGAGTAAAAACTTTTAAAAAGTATTTTGGGCTTATGCCTACTGGTAGAAATTTATCTATATTACTCTCTTTTATCTCCACTTGAGAGAGCAAATTTGATTTTATTCTTATGCTCCTTGCATGATAAACGTTGGCATAATACAAATTTAAAAGCATATCAAAATCACAAAACGGATTTATATATTCATCACTCATGCTATCATCAAGTAGCTGTTTGCTATCAAAACTACTTTTATATACGAATTTCAATTTTAACTCCTATTTTAATGTTCTTTTAACGCATTTTTTTACTTCGCACTAAAAATGTAAATATAACACAAAAAAAGCTTTTAAAACATCTATATATCTATATATAGAATGACAAAAAAGCGTATAAATCATAAAATAGTCGCAAATTTTTAAAAAGGAAAAACTGATGGCTTCAAAACTTGAAAACCTAGAGGTCAGTTGCATCTCTTTGGTAAAGAGTGGTGCAAATAAAAAGAGCATCATATATAAATCAGGTGAGGTAGTAGCGCCCAACCTAGAAAGAGAGATAAAAATCGTAAAAAGTAGTGATGAAGGAATGGTCTATGCAGTAGTCTATAGTCCTGATGAGATAGATACACAGGGCGAATTTGCTGATGCAAATACTATCAAAAAGGCAGCTTATGGCTTTATGAAATCAGGCTTTACAAGAAATATCGACAAAGAGCATGACTTTAAGAGCGTGGATGCTTATGTAGCAGAGAGTTGGCTTGTTAGAAAAGGTGATCCGCTTTTTCCAAACGAAAAAGAAGGTAGCTGGGCTGTGGGCATAAAGCTTGAGAGTGATGAGCTAAAAGCAGCCGTTAAAAGTGGCGAGATAGCAGGCATTTCTATGGCTGGACTTGCAAATAAGATAGAGCAGACTACAAAAAGCGAACGCATTATAGACACATTTTTAAAAGGCTTAGAAAACATATTTAAAAACAGCAAAACACAAAAAGGAGAAAATTTGGAAGAACAAAATGTTAGTGAGGTCATTAAAAATGGCTTTGAAGCAAATGCTAAAGCTATAGCAAGTATGAATGATAGGCTTGAGCTTTTAGAACAAAGACTAAGTGCAAATGAAGATGCCATAAGAAAGAGCTCACAAGCTAAAGAGATGACAAACTATGGAGGCGTTCTATGAAAAATCTACTTGAAATAGCAAAAAGCGGAAGCATAACACCTACTGATATGTATGCAAGTGGTGAGCTTCGTCCAGAGGCTAGCAGAAAATTTTTCAACACAGTTATCTCTCAAAACGCTTTTTTGAGCAAAGTAACTACTCATCAAACTTCAAAGATTAAAAGCGAAGTTGATATATGGGGGCTAGGCGATGGAAATTTAGTTCGCGTAGCAGGTGGGACTAGACCAACTGATGATCAAAGACAAAAGCTTATCCCAACGGTTGTTAGTTTTGAGAATTTAAGCGTTCAGCTTCATACAAAGATACTTCGTGCAACACTTGAAGACAACAAAGACAATCCAAGCTTTGAAAAAGAGACATTTGATACTTTTAATAGAGGTTTTGGTAATGATCTTTTAAATTTAGGTTTAAATGGTGAAGCAGACACTGGTGATAATTTTAAAAATCTAAATAAAGGTTGGCTAAAGATAGCTAAAGATAGCGATGAAGTAGGCAAGGTAGAGTTTGAAGAGAGCACAAAAATGATTGATCGCTTAACAAACCTAGTCAAACAAGCTAAAAATTTGCAAGATAGTAGCGTGATACTCATTTCAAAACACGATTTTACTGCTTTGCAAATAGAGCTTGGAAATAAATCTGGCGGTTTGCCTATTCTCATGAATGGCGGCGCAAGAAATATACTTGGTGTGCCTCTTGAAGTAGTGTCGTATATGCCAAATGATACATACTTTTTAACCCCACTTAAAAACCTTTTTATGAGTATGACTCAAACAGTAATCCGTGATAGATGGTGGGATAATGATGAAGCAGCACTCAAATATAGATTTGAGATAAATAATGACTATGAAATCGTTGTGAAAAAATATACAACTCTTGCTACGCTAAAAGCGAGTTTAGGTGGATAGTTTAGATAGGGGTACCCCGCAAGCGGGGACTTTAGGGGATTTGAAAGGGCATAGCCCTTCATCGCAAACGGCGACTTGTTGCCGTGCGAAGTTAGAAACTAACTTTAAAGCCCTTTTAGAACAAAGGGCTAAATCTTGTCTTCTTAACCCAGCTGGGGTCACTACAGAGGCTTTAGACGTGGCAGTGAGTGAGACTTTCGAGGAGTGTAAAGGACTAGTAGTAAAGCAGTGGGTGATGATGGACTTTGCGATGATACGTTTAAAAATGTATCTAAAGATAGCTTTAAGCGAAGAAGATATCATCACTTTAAAAAATGCAATGGTGGCTATAAAATCAAGTCCTAATGAGAACTCTGATAGTCCAAAAATATCAAATATAGTTTACGCAAAAATATAAGCGTTTTAAAGGCTTATTAATACCTTGATAAGCCTTTAAAGTGTTTAAACGTTTTTAAACGCCTTTTAAAAGCGTTTAAAATGTATTTTGAAAGGACAAAAAGTGAATTTAAATGAAATATATGAAGAGCTTAAAAAGATATACCCTGAAGCAAACGCACTAGATGGAGGTACAAATCAAAGCGGTCTATTTATCGCTCTTGATAGAGTTGTCCCGGTAAGCTATCAAAAAGATATAGTGTATTTTAAGATCATAATAGACTGCGTGAGCTTTGATAGATCAAGTGATGCAATTTTTTCTTTTCTTGATGAGCTTAGAGAAAGGACTATAAAAGCTGAAAATATTTTTGCTATGGATATTTTTGAGGGTATAAATTTCGACAAAATAGACGAGAGTGGACACTACGCATATATTCTAAATTTAAAAATAGATGCATATAGAGATATCCCAAATGAAGTTTTGGAGAGAGAATGCTAAATAAAAGTTTGATTTTAGCCGTCGTGGCTAGTTTTTTGCTAAGTATATATCTGTATTTTTGTCTTGAGAACAAAAAGAAAATCATAGAAGAAGCGCAAAAACAGCTCACCATAAAAACCTATGAAAACTCTATTTGCACTGCAAATCTTGATAAACAAAACAAAGCCATAGAAAGTTTAAGGTCTGAAGTAAAAATAGGCAAAGCAGTAAAAGAGAAGATAGAGGTTATAAAAACGATAAAGGTAAAAGATGAAACGTGCGAAGCTAAACTTTTTGTTTATGAGCGTCTTTTTGATAGTAGTTTTTAGTGGCTGCGGCTCTAAAACCGAGACTATAACTGTCTATAAAGATGTCTTTGTGCCAGTAGCTTGCAGGGCTACTATGCCAGTAAAGCCAAAAAATGATGGAAGCTTTGAAGCAAAAAAAGAGCTTATGAGCTATTTTTTAGAGTGTGAGAGCCTATTAAAAGGTTGCATAAATGCAAACAATAATTAGAAATGTAAAAAAAGCATATAAGATAACCATTCTAAGAATAGCTCTGTTTTTTGTGCCATTTTTTATATATTTACTAATTCATTAAGGGGCGATGATGGATTTTTTAGATCGTGTTGGTGTTTATGCTTATGTCATTGCCCTTGGATTTATCGGTGGTGTGCTAAGTCTTTTTAGTAAGAAAAAGCTAAATGAGTGCGAAAAAAGGAAGTTTTGCTTTTTTGGAACCTTCTTACTCGGTGTGGCGACTTCTATTTTTGCTGGGTATATTGGATTTGAGATAGCAAATTTTATCTTTGAAAATGAAAAAATCAGTTTAGCAATTAGTTGCATTTGTGCTTGGGCTGGAACAGATGGACTGCTTAGACTAGAGACTGGTGCTATTGAATTTTTAAGTAGAAAAATGGAGAAAAGATGAACGAGCTAGGTATCATAAGTGAGGTAAGTGGAACAAGAGCAAGAGTAGCTATTGGTTCAATGGTTACAGATTTTTTACCGGTATTTCAAGCCGGGGCTAATAGCTTTAAGACTACTTGGGAGCCTTTAGTTGTTGGTGAGCAGTGCATTGTGCTGCCAATCCGCGGTGAGCTCAACTCAGGCGTTATTATTCGCGGTATTGAGACTAGCTCAAATCCGGCGCCTAGCACCGATGAGAATGTGCAAATGACTAAATTTTGTGATGGCACTGTAATCAGCTATGACGTAAATTCCAGTACCCTAAGCATAAGTAGCCCAAAGACTATAAATATCACTTGTGATAGTGCAAACCTAAATGCCAAAAGTGTAAATGTAAAAGCTAATGATACAACAGTTACAAGCCCTAGCATAAATCTAATAGGCAACACTACTATACAAGGCGGAATAAGCACAAGCGGAAGCGGTGGCGGAGCTGGAAGCATAAGTATGAATGGAACCCTAAGCTTAACTGGCGATCTGATAGTAGGCGGAAATATAAGCGATAGCAGAGGCGATCTAACAGGACATAGTCATAGTGACAGCGATGGATACACTTCAAATCCAAGGTAGAAATAAAATGAAATACTTAGTTGATATAGAAAATAGCATAAAAGATATCTTACAGACTCCACTAGGATCACGTGTAATGTTGCCAGAATACGGCTCAAGACTATATGAGCTAATAGATAAAAAAATAGATGATGAGTTTCGTGCAAATCTAAGCTGGTATGTCATTGAAGCTGTTGAAAAATGGGAAAAACGCATAAAGATAGATGAAGTAAAGCTAGTAAGTCTAGATAGTCACAAGCTAAAAATCAAGCTAATTTTAACTAACTCTGAAGAGCTAAGCTTAAATTTGGAGATAATTTAATGACTATACATAAAGTTGCTACAAACAAGTCCGTAGCTACTAGCAAAGCAAATTAAGGGATTATATATGGCACTAAATTTAGAAAAATTGCCCTTTGCGCCTATCATTGAAGAGCTAAGTTTTGATGAACTTTTAAACGCCGTTAAAAGCCTTTTTAAAGAGCGTTTAAATGATGAGCAAATAGAGCTACTTGAGAGCGATGAGTTTAGCGCGGTGCTTGAGACTTTAGCTTACCGTGAAATGCTTTTAAGAGCTAGGATGAATGCTAGCATAAAAGCTTGTTTGCTGCCTTATGCTAGTGGTGATGACCTTGATAATGTAGTTACCATTTATGGCATTGAGCGCCTTAAAGGCGAGTACCCAAAGGCAAATGTCCAGTTTAGCCTCTCTATGGCAAGAAGCACAGATATCACTATTCCAGCGAAAACTATTTTGAATGACGGAGATAACAATAAAGCAATCCTAGCAAAAAGCGTGACTTTAAAGGCTGGTGAGCTAAAAGCAAATGGACAGATAGTGCTTCAGACCTACACAAAAACAAGTGATAAGAAGTGTGAATACATTGAGACGCCACTTCCATACGTCCTAAAAGCAAAGCAGACTTCAACTTTTAGTGGAGGAGCTGATCCTGAGAGCGATGAAGCATTTAGGGCTAGAGCAGTTTTATCGCTTGATCGCTTTTCAACTGCTGGAGCAGCAAAAGCTTATAAATTTCACGCACTAAGTGCTAGTGCAGAGGTAATTGATGTAAGCGTGATAAATGGTGGGGCTGGAGTTGTAAATGTATATTTGCAAAGCAGCGATGACTCTGATATAGCTAGCGAAGTATCAAGCTACATAAACGCTGATGAGAGAAGACCGCTAACTGATAACGTAGTTTCTAGCATGGCAAAAAATATCAAAGTGCTCATAAAAGCCGACATTGAGCTAACTGACATGTTAAATCAAAATCTAGTAGATGAGAGTATTAAAAATGGCACAAACAGGCTAAAAATCGGCGAAGATCTAAATCTAAGCTATATCTATTCAAGACTTCATCAAACTGGAGTTTATAGGGCGACTATCAAAGAGCTAATGGTAGGTAAGCTAAAACAGACTTTGGTAAGCGATGTCCTAGCTGGAGTTGATAGCTTTATAAGTTTTGAGTTTGAACTTATGTATAAGGAAGCGGTGCTATGACTCTTTTACCAGCACACAAAGAAGAGATCCATAAGAAGCTCGATGAGCTATTTGGAGCTAGGCTTGATGAGTTTAATGTAAGTCTAATTGCTACAAATCCTGATCTAATACCAGCAAAGCTTTTGCCACACCTTGCAGCTAGTTTTGATATAGAGACAAATGGAGCTAACGAGCAAAGTGTAAGAAAATTAATAAAAAATGCTTTCATTATAAAAAAAGGCACAGTAGAGAGCATAAAAGTAGCTCTAAAAAGCTTTTTTGCAGGGGCTAGCATCGAGGAGTGGCATCAGTATGGTGGAGAGCCATATTTTTTTCGTGTCAAAGTTTTGCTTGATGGAGTGAGCTTTGATAGCTGGGATAAGCTTGAAACGATCGTAAGCACGTATAAAAATGTTCGTTCAGTATTAGATCGTATCAGTATAGAGCTAGAATGCAAAAAGGCAGTTTGTCAAATGGGTGGTTACTCTATTAGTGGCGAGAGCTTGGAAATTTATCCGTACCAAACGCCAAGCATTGAGTCTAGCGGCACTCATTTTATAGGAGCTGCAAACTCACTTCATGAGTGGATAAATATAAATTTAGAGATAAGGAACTTAGATGAGTAATTATTATACTATAGTCACAGACAGAGGTAAGAACAGTCTTATTAAGGCGCTAGCCAATCACCAGAGTATAAATTTAAACGCTATGGGGGTAGGAGATGGTGCAAGCCCACTTGATGCAAGCTGGGAGACTTTGCCTGATGAAAAGCATAAATTCAACATTTCAGCAGTCTACCCGCAAGAAAACGATCCAAATACGCTCATTTGCGAAGGAGTAATAACGGCTGATGTTGGTGGATTTACCATAAGGCAAATCGGAGTATATGATGATGCTGGGGTGCTTTTTGCCATAGCGCAAGTTCCTGATACGACTAAGCCACTACTTGCCCAAGGGGCTAGTAAAGATATGATGATACGCTTTTACCTAGCCGTTTCAGATGCAAGCAGCATAAACATCAAAGTTGATAACAGCGTAGTACTTGCTACAAGAAGCTGGACCGAAAGCCTAATCAAGAAAAAAGAGGATAAAGGCGTAGCAAAAACACTTGATGACGCCCTTAAGCTGGAGATAGCTGGTAACTATCTTCTAAAAACTGAAGTCGCAACTAATAGCGACAAGCTTGATGGACTTCATGGCAATGAGTATCATCAAAGAAATAGCGCAAATCCCAGCAAGGTAACATCTGTAACTGGGAATATAGTAGATCTTTCGCAAGGTGATAACTTCACAGTATCTCTTTCAAGCTCTGGTATGCTGACACTCACAAACCCAAGCGTGGGTCAAAGTGGTGTACTGATAGTCAGTGGTGCTACAAATATCAGTGGCTTTAGCTCAAATATAAGCTTTCGCATAGTGCCAACTGGACTAAATGCGACTGAAACATTTGCCTACTTCGTACAAAGCGAAGACGTCATCAAAATGGGACGTGTGTGATGAGGCATATGCTTTTAAGTTGTACTATTTCACCACTAATTCCAAGCGGTCTTAAACTTTGGTATTTCGCTGGAGTAATAGCAAAGTGGTATGATCAGTATGAATTTCCTGGAACTTATCAAGTAGTAATAGAAGATAATTTTGATGAGACTGCCACTGTATATATGCTGTGTTTTCAAGCTCCATGGGGTGGTTGTAGTAATCCAAGTCAAACAAACTTTCTAACTGGTTATAGATATAAAGTAAATATTAAAGCTTTATCTAATGGCATTTACATCACTCCAGCTTTTGCATACTGTAGCTATGAAAATAGCTGCGTGGATAATGTAACTTTTACAATAAATTTTTTAACTGGAGCAGTGACTTTAAATGGTCGTGGTCAGAATACTTCAAATCAGTGGGGTTGGTATAGTTCTAGTTCGAATTTTAAAACCATTGCATCAACTTCATACCACAATTTTAATAGCGTGATATTGCCTAGAATAAGAGCTTTAGGCTATGTTGATTAAGGAGAGAAGCAAAATGAAATATAAATTTATGGGGGGGTATGGCAAGAATTCCTAAGCTTCTTTTGGGAGTGTTTGCTATGACGTATATGTTGATGGCTAGTGAAGATATAAAGCTTCCAAAAGATGCGTATTCTATTCAAAGAAACGTAGCTGCTTGGTATGATAAATATCAAGGAAACGGCGGAGTGCATATTTTTAATATGACAAGAGTAGCAGGCACTTATGACTATGACTGTGAGTTTATCACTAGAGTTCCACCTGGAGGCTATTATCTTGATAGCTGGACTCAAACAGTAGTTACTAGCCATACAAAAGTTCGTTTAAATGCTGTTACAAACCCTACATATAGCGCTAGTGGATTTAGCGTAGATCTTAAAAAAGGAACTCTTAGCTTTTATGCTTGGTATCCATACTATGGTGGCGCTAGTGATAGCTTTAGCGTGAGCCTATTTGATAACTAAAAAGGAGAAAAAGATGAAACTATATGACATAAAAGGGAAGCAAATTGTAGAGCTTGAGTATATCTCAAACTCTGAAGGTACGTTTTATATCAGCGCTTTAAGCAATGCAGAATTAAAAAACTATGGATATAAAAAAGTAGTTGAAGATGACTATCCTAAAAACGATGACCCATATAAAGAGGTAGTAAGCAGTGGAGCCATAAAAGCAGATGTATATCATATCAGCTATAGCATAGTAGATAAACCAGCTGGGGTTGTAGCAGCTATCAAATACGAAGAGTGGAAAAAGGATAGAGAGGCAAAAGTAGCAAACATAGAAGTGAGCCTAGATAACTGCAAAGGGCTTGATGGCTCTACGAACAATGGCGTCATTTTTCAAGGAGATGAGACTAGCCAAAACCGCTTAGGTAGAGCTATTTCTGCATCTAGTATAGCTGGAGTTGGTAGCACTCTTTGGACTGCAAAAAACAATAAAGTCTATGAGCTAAGCGTTGCTCAACTAGGAGAGATACTACTAAAAGCAGGACAAGCTCAAACTGCTATCTGGAACGAAAATAGACCAGCTGGAGCAGATATATGATAGAAATCCGCCGTCCAGTGCTAAAACCATACTCAAAAGATAGATTTGAGCTAGTAGAAGAATACAGGTATAAAGATATCCTAGTTAATGTGGGCTATCAAACAAATGGAGCTGATATACCTAGAATATTTTGGTCGCTCTTCCCGCCAAATAGCCCGGAGTATCTCTCTGCGGTGGTAGTGCATGATTTTTTGTGTGATAGAGCTAGAAAAAAAGAAGATTTTAGACAAGCTGATGAGATTTTCTATGAGATGATGATAGCCCTTGAAGTATCTAAATGGAAATGTAGAGTTTTTTACCTAGCTTGTAGGGCTTATCATAAAATAAAGGAGCTAAGATGGTATTGAATGACAATTGTGTGAGCTTTAGCTCACGGACTTTAGTGCGTTTCCAAAGTGCTAAACTTTGGTCGCAAAGGTGGGCTTTGCTCACCTGCGAAGTAATAAATAGGAGCTAAGATGATATTTTACACCCCATATAGTGATCAAACAAGCATTCCACCAAAGCAGATAGAAATAAATAAAAATCTAAGCGGCGATGAGATACTTTCTCTGATAAATAAGGCTCTAGCTACTCCAAATGAGAGCATCAAGTCAAATTTAGCCAAAATAGAGCTTTTAGAAAACGTAGTAAGAACGTTACAAAATACAGATCTATCCCCACTTCAAAAAGAGATAAATAGCTTAAAGACGCAGATAGATGGACTATCGGGTGGCAATATAGATAAAAGATCTATAGTCGACATAATTTATAAAACTTTACTTACAAACAAGCTCATCTCTTTTGATTTTGAAGCGTGGAAAAAGAGTTTTACTGTTATAGAGCCTCTTGCTATTTCAAATCAGATCGTAATGACACTCACTCAAGGAGGAGACTACGGTCACGCTCTAGCTCAGGTTAAATTTTATGATAAAAACAACGCGCTACTTAAAAACGTGGTCACTTCAAAAGTCGATGAGCAAAACAGATACTATATAGCAGTATTTGATCTACTTAGAGGTGAAGAAAAAATAGCCACTTTTAGGATGCAAGTAAGCAACTACTACGACTCATACTACAAAGTTTGGCACGCTCTATCACTTGAAAACGAAGAGTACTCTTCGTCTAGCCACTATCTTCTTGGATCTGTTGGCACAGCTACGCTTACATTTACGCTGGAGTTTTTGAAAGAAGGTGAGCGGATACCAAAGATGACTTTTTTGCCTGGAGTGAGTGGTAGGTACTCAAGCAAGATAGTAGTTCAAAGAGATGGTGTTGACTTATTTAATAGGTCCGGTCTGTCTTATAGTACGCTTTGTGAGGTGGTCCTTGAGATTACACCTGAGGAGATACAAGAGCAAATAGATGCAAAATATGCATCTTGTTTACCGGTTATAACAGAATAAGCAGAATAAAAGGTGTAAGCATCAAGGACTTTAGTATTTGGTTATTAGGTGCGACTTGTTACACCATTAAAAAACCTAAATTTAGTCCGCTTTAGCCGGACGGATAACTTTAGTGCGTTTCCAAAGTGCCAAACTTTGGTCGCAAAGCTGGGCTTAGCTCAGCTGCGAAGTTAAAAATAGAACATCAAAAATGAAAGGAATTTAAAAATGGCAGCACAATATGGTGTAAATGTAACGATTTTAGCACAGGCGGCTCGTCCTATAACAGTGCAAAGCACTACATATATAGGAATAGCCTCAAACATAAAAGGTCTTGAAAAAGCAAAGATCTATGAAAAAGCTGGATACTCTGAAACTGAAGAGTGGCCGCTACTTGGTTTTTCAAATGCTAGTGAAGCAAAAGAGTTTATAGAAGCGCTTTTAAAAGAAAACTCTATCCAAGATAAAAGACTTCTTGATACTCTTTTATGTATCGAAAATCAAGGCGTGGTGGGCGTAATAATCCTAAGCTTTTTTGGCGAGAGTGAAGATAGTGATGAAACTCTAGTAAATTGCGCTAAGGCTATAACTGACTTTAAAAAGGCTCAGCATAAAACTGGCTATAAGCCTGATATTTTGATAGCTCCATACTATAGCCATGAAGCTGGGATAAAATCAGCGCTTGAAAGCACTGCAACTGCTATGAATATAATAGCAGTAACTGATCTTTTTGCATCAAATGCAGGAGAGGCACTAAATGCTATCAAGTCTTACTCAAGTCGCAGACTTATTGCTTGTTGGCCGTTTGTGCAAATTCTTAGCTCTACTGGATACAAATACGTCCCACAAAGCCCAATAATCGCAGGAATGATAGCAAAGACTGATGGTGGAAGCGAATATGGCTTTAGCGATAGCTACTCAAATAGAGTCATGCTAGGAGTTACTGGAATGGAGCATTTCGTAGAATACGAGCCAGGAATTGACTGCGATGCTGATAGACTTAGATCATCTCACATCAGCACGGTTATAAACTATAGCGGTTTTAGAAGCTGGGGTGGTGAGACAACAGACACTGATAGCATCTGGCAAGATTTAGCAAGAGTTAGGATATTTGATAGGATAAGCAAGGCTTGCCAAGATGGGGTATTTTTTGCAATAGACAAAAAAGCAAGTGAACTCTATCACGCAAAAAGAAGCGTTGAAGAGCTTTTAAGAGCTCTTGTTGGAGCAAAAGTGCTTTTAGGCTTTGAGCTTAGCTGGAGCGAAAAAAATACTCTAGCAAATATCACAGCTGGTAAGTTCTATCTAGACGTCCGTATGCAAAACAATCCGATCGTTAAACAGCTTACGCTTGATTTTATATACGTGGATAGCTATGGCGAAACACTCATAAATGAGTTAAATAAATAAAGGAGTAAAATATGGCTGGTATTTTAGTAAATAGATCAGTTCCACAAGTGGTGCAAGAAGCAAATGTTTATATCAATGGCAAAGGCTATCTTGGAGTCACAAAAAAGCTGAAGCTTCCTGTAATCGAGTTTGAGACTATAGAAGCAAAGTCAGCTCTTAGCACAAACTACAGTACAGGCATTTTAAAAGCAACTGATATTGAATTTACAGTTTCAAAAGTAGACAAAAATCAGTTTTTAGCCATAGGGCTAAACAGCTGGACAAACAGGGTTCCATTTTTGTTTAAAGCAAGTATTCATCAAAGCGGCAAAGCTAAAGATGTCCCTCTAAGTCTTGCAATAACTGGAGATATAATCAGCTGGGAGATGAGCGATCTTGAAGCTGGAAAAGAGATGGAGATCACTATCAAAATGTCTGCTCACTTCATCGATCTAAATGTAGATAGCGTTCCGATGATTTTAAAAGATAGCGAGAATATGATCTGTATAGTTGGTGGAGTGGATTATTTAGCAAGTGTTAGATCAAATTTAGGTGAGTAATGTAAATTTCATTAGCGTTTAAACGCATTTGAAATGGCTTTTAAAAACATAAATTTAATCCGCTTTAGTCGGATGCTTAACTTTAGGTGGGTCAAGGGAGCGTAGCTCCTTGTCGCAAAGACTAGCTTTGCTAGTCTGCGAAGTTAGAAATAAAAAAAGGAAAAAAGATGAAAAACAACATAATTGAAGAAAATGGTGAGAAATATACGGTAGTTACATTAAGCGATAAAAGGGAAGTAAAAATCAGACACCCAAAAGGTCGTGATGTGAGATTTATGATGAGTGGCAACGGAGCAAGTGACAGCGATCTATTATTTAGACTCACAAGTAATATTACTTGCTTAAGTGAAGAGGAGCTTGAAAATTTGGACGCAAAAGATTGCGCAATACTTTTAAAAGAGGTGAGCAGTTTTTTAGCTTAGCCCACAGCTCTTGGGGCGTGGCTCTCATAGGTCACGTTCTACACTTTTCATATAGTGAGATTATGGGTATGGATGTGGGCGAGTATAAAGAGTATTTAAAGATGGCAAAAGAGATTTTAGAGACTAAGGCGTAATTTTTTGCGTATCTTCTTGTCCATAAATCTCAAAAGAGCACCCAAAAACAGGGCTGTTAGTGGATAGGTGATAATCATGACAAAGAGAGTTATAAGGCTTTTTGAAGCTAAATCTTCAAAACTTTTAATCTCATAATCATAAACGCACCAAGCTATAATCCATGCGGCAATAAAGATAGCCCAGCTATAAAAAGTGTTTCTAATAGACATATAAGTATTCATTTTCATGTGCTTATTATACTATAAAAGGAGATTTTTTGCAAAATGAAGTTTTAGGCATTTCAATAGGACTTGCTATAAAAGGCATAGGCGAAATATCAAAGATTAACAGCTCTTTTGTAAATTTAAAAGGGCGAATCAAGCAGAGTGAGGGTAGCCTAAAAGGTTTTAGTCGGGAACTAGCAAAAATAAAAAAGTTTGAGAATATAAAGCTGAAACTAAAGGCAAACGCCGAAGAATTAAAGGCTGATTTTACGAGTGCGACATCTCTTATAGCAAGAAGCGCAGCCATAGCACTACCTGTAAAAACAGCTATTGACTTTGAAGAGAGTATGGCTGATGTGCGTAAGGTTGTGGATTTTGAGACAAAAGATGAGCTTAAAAAATTTGGCGGTGAGATACTAGCTCTTACTAGAGAAATCCCACTAAGTGCTAGTGAGCTTGCCACCATCACAGCAAGTGGTGGTCAGCTAGGAATCGCAAAAGAAAACCTACTTGAGTTTACAACTATCGCAGCTAAAATGGGGGTGGCTTTTGATATGGGTGCAAGTGAAGCTGGTGATAGTATGGGTAAGATGATGAATATCTTTGGTATGGATATCAAGGCAGTAAGCTCACTAGGCGATGCCATAAACCACTTAAGCGATAACTCTGCTTCAAGAGCTAAAGAGATCGTAGAAGTGCTAAAACGCATCGGAGGTACTGCAAAGACTATCGGTATGACTGCAACTCAAGCCTCGTCTTTAGCCAGTGCATTCATATCTCTTGGAAAGACTCCTGAACTAGCTGCAACTAGTGCTGATACTCTTATGAAAAAGTTAGGAAACATCAAAGAAGATAAAAATATGCAAGAAACCCTTGCCAAAATTGGTATGGACCCACAGTACGTAGCGGCAAATATGGCAAAAGCTCCAGAGCAGATGATTATGATGTTTCTTGAGAGTGTTAAAAAACTAAAAGGTGCAGAGCAGCTAAAGCTTTTAACGGACATATTTGGCGATGGATTTGCAGGCGATATAGCTCTGCTTGTAAACGGACTAGACACCTACAAAAAAGCCATTAAAGATGTTGCTAATAGTGAAGCTTACGCAGGAAGTATGGATAAGGAGTTTAAGAACAAAAGCGATACTACTGCAAATGCACTTCAAATCTTAAAAAATGCAGTGAATGAAATAGCTATAAACTTTGGCTCGGTATTTTTACCAGCAATTGCAAACGGCAGCAAAGCCATAGCAGGGCTTATATCTTCGGTTGCAAATTTCACTGGACAAATCCCTGGATTAAACACTGTTTTAGGCTTTAGCATAGCTGGATTTTTGATATTAAAACCAGCTATTGCAAGTGTTCGTTTAGCAAGTAATTATTTAGTGGCTTCTTGGATAAGCTTAAGGCAAATCATAACAGTGTTAAACATTAAAAAAGGGCTTATGATAGCAAGATTAAAAAGTCTTAGTTTGTGGCATAAGATAAATGCTGCTAGCTCAAATATACACTCTCTTGCCCTAACTAAGCTTAGTGCTAGTATGAGCTTTTTGAAAAAAGCCTTTATAGGTGCGAGTATTGGTGCCAAGATATTTAGATTAGCTTTACTTGCTACTGGCATTGGAGCCTTGGTGGTAATAGCCGGTGAAATAATAGCAAACTGGGATAAGGTAAAAGAGTGGTTTTTTAAATTTGGCGCGTGGATGAAAGGTATATTTCAGCCTGTGATTGACTGGTTTGGTGAGAATTTTGGCGGTATGTTTGACTGGATAGGCAAGAAGATATCTTGGATAGTTGATAGCTTTAAAAGTGTGGGTAAATTTTTGGGCTTTGGAGGTGATGCGTCGCCAAATGGCGCTATGACACCACAAGATACTAGCTCATCTTGGTACAATCGGTTTAGTGATGATGAGCCTACTACTTCCCCATCAAGCCATGCGCCCATTGGCGTAGCTAGTTTATCTACTGGTGGCACAATCAACATCAACCTAAATGGCGGATTTAATATCGCAACAAGCAACGGCAAATTTGACCTTGCAGAGTTTGAAGCAGCACTAATAGACAGTATAAAAAGAGCATTAGCAAGAGATGAAAGAAACAGACAAAATAGGATGGTGGCAGAATGATTTTAAATCTAGGTGGTTTTTTGTTTGAAGTTAGACACGGCGTGTCAGTTGAAATGAGTGCAACCTCAGGCATAAACTCAAATGAAAGGATAAACAATAATGTAGCCCACTATAGAGCAAATCTTGGAAGAACTAATCTGAATTTAACTGGTAGAACTTTGCCAAATAGTGGCGATGGGAATAAAAAACTAAAAAAGCTTTGGCAGCTAATGAGAGAGGCTAAACCGCTTTCACTAGTGGCAGGAGATGGCAAGTACTATGGAAAATTTGTAATACTTGAGATCAATGAAACTAGAAGCGTGTGGACAAATGATGCGAAGTTTTTAGCTCAAGAATTCACCCTAAGTTTGGAGCAAAATTATGATCGATAAAATCGTAGCAAAAGATGGCGATAGGCTAGATAGCATAGTCTATAAGCATTATGGAAGTTTAGAATACTTCAGCCAGGTGCTAAGTGTAAATTTTGGCTTGAGTGTGATTTTAAAGGCTGGGGACGTGGTAATCTTGCCTGAATTTACTAAAACCGCCCCTAAACAAAATAAATTATGGTAAAAAATAGGGTAACCCTACGAAGTAGGGACTTCAGTGTTTGCTACTTTAGCACGGACTTTGTTCGTGCGTTAAAAGTAGGTAAAAATAAATAGGAGACAAATTATGAATTTAATAGATAGCATAAAAGAAAACGAAGGCTTTAGAGACCATATCTATAAAGATACTTTGGGCTTTGATACGATCGGATATGGCTTTAAGTGTGATAGCTTAACATGTGATGAGCTTGAGCTAAATGGCGGAATTATAGAGCCTATGAGTAAAGAAGTAGCAGAAAAAATCCTAAAAAAGAAACTTGCAAAGCTTACAAGCAAAGTATATGACGCTATTCCTTGGCTAAATAACTCACCAAAAGAGGTTCAAGAAGTGGTAATTGAGATGGCTTATCAAATGGGCGTTGGTGGAGTGCTAAAGTTTAAAAATACTCTAAATTTCATCAAAGAAAATGATTATAAAAATGCAAGTTCAAATATGATGAAATCCTTGTGGGCAAAGCAGACCCCAAATAGAGCAAAAAAACTTGCAAAGATAATAGAAAGAGCTTAAAAATGGTTTTAACTCCAAATTTTAAAGTAGTGGTAAATGATAAAGATATAACTGAAGTAATTAGAGCAAATCTCATAAGTATCACCTACGATGACAAAGAAGGCGATGAGAGTGATGAAGTATCCATAATCGTTCATGGGATTTACAATGCTCCAAAATTTGGCGATAAGATAGAGCTATATCTTGGCTACTCTAAACTATATAAATGCGGTAGTTTTGCTCTGCAAACAGTAGATCGCGACTTTAAGGCTCATACTACCGAGATTAGAGCCACAGCGGTAAATTTTGCTGATACTAAAACAAAAGTCAAAAAGACTAGAAGCTGGGAAAATACTACTCTTTTTGGAATTGCAAGAAAAATTGCAAGTGAGCAAGGGTTAGGTTTCGAATCAAACGGCGAAGATGTGAGCATAGTTTCAAAGCTTCAGCAAGACATGAGCGATATAGATTTTATCCACTCTCTTGCATTTGACTTTGGTTTTTTGGGGTGTGTGAAAAACAGCACCCTGATAATAGGCAAAAAAGCAGATACGAGCGACACAAATACTAATACTTCAGGCATAAGTGGCGGACCTAAATTTGAGCTTGATATGAGTGAGCTTTACTCATTTGAGATCAGTGAAGCTTATAGGAATACTTATAAATCGGTAGTGATAGAGTGGCAAGAGAGCTCTAGTGGTGAGATCAAAAGTTTAAGAGCAGGAAGCGGTGAGCCTAGCTACAAGATGAGAATAGCTGAGCCAAAAAGTGACTCTGAAGCTTTTAGCAGGGCTAACGCAAAATTAAATGATTTGCTTAAAGGCGGAGTAAGTGGTAAATGCACCTTAGCAGGAGCAAATATAGTGTGCGGCGGTTCAGTGAGTTTTAAAAACAGTGGAGCTAGTGATATAGATGGTAGAGTATTTGGCATAAAAAGTGTAAGTCATAGCCTAAATAGTAGTGGATACACCATAGAAGTGGAGTTTGAGCGTTAGTGGGCTAAAGTTTAGCCCACAATCTGTAAAAACTATTAAAATATTTTTATCTGTAAATCTTTTAATATGAGAATAAGCTTTTTTCTTTTAGTAAAATCTGAGGTCGTTACGATAGTATACCCTTCTTTTTTTATTTCCCATAATATTTTTCTAGCTATATTTAATCTAGAATATAGTTTTTCTAGCTGTTTTTCTGACATTTGAGTTTTTCTTAAACAATACAAGAAAGGCTTTTCATCCTCATCTGTATCTTTATCTGTATTCTTTAATACTTTTTTAAAATCTATATCTTGGCTATATTTACTTGCTATAAATTTATCTTCTAAAATTCTTTGTCTCATGTTGTTATAAAATTTATCTAAAGAACCATTCGTGAGTATTTTAAATAAAATATTCTCAGGAACTTTGGTTAGATATTGATTTCTAGATATGATATTGTCTATATTTAGAGCTGTATAATAATAGGACTCTTCATATATTAATATCATATGAAAAGCAATGCTATCTACATCATAAATATCGAAGTATAAATTTACGCTAACATTATTAAATTTATAGTTCAATTTTAGACAGTCGTCTTCTTTTTGGGAAGTTTGTAAATTATACTGGTTTGTCAAAAATGCTCTTATGTCAAGCATTTTGTCACTTTCAATTTTTTTTTCTACATTTTCATAATTTTCTAGCCAGCTATCGACCCACTTTGGCGTTTCGCCCTTTGTATTCCAGTTCACAACGCCGTTATAAACAGCTCCAACCATATTTGCAAACTCTTTTTTTGTTAAATTTAACTCGTTTAACTTTGTTTCAAATGTTTGTATATCCATCTTTATCCTTTATTTTTCATTATTATATATAAAAGTTCATAAAAATATACTTATTTTTTAAAAAAATACAATAAAAATGTATAAAAGGCTTGATATTAGTTAAAAAATAATGTATAATTACAGCATAAAAGATATAAAAAAATGTATCTTTTAAATCTAAACGAAAGGCGGAAAAGATGAAAAAGCTAAGGTTGATCGCGACAATCTTACAAATCGCCTTTTACGCAATGGCGATAGTCAAGCTCTTAACAAGCTAGACAAACAGCCCGCAGGTTGCGGGACTTTCATCTTTTCCGTGTTGCGATTATACCAAAAAAGGAGCAAAAATGAGCTTTGAATTTATCTTAATCGCTGTTTTGGCAGCGTGGATTGGAGTTGATGAGTGGCGTTTAACACGCCTTGAAAATGAAGTTAAAAATTTAAAGGAGACAAAATGAGTAAATTTGTAGCTTTGTATGACGGCACACCTAGCGTGTCGCATACCGTAATCGCTAAAAATACCGATAATGAAGCTAGTAGTGTAAAAAGGCTTATTGATAATCATTTGAGTGATTTTGATGAGTTTGGAGTTTTAGGATTTGAAATCGTAAAACCCTTAAATGCGGAGTTGGGCGGTCGTCCAAGTAAAATTTATTACCTAAACGAACCGCAAGCAACGCTACTTTTAACATACTTGCAAAACACCACTATCGTGCGAGAGTTTAAAAAGGCGTTGGTAAAGGAATTTTACCAAATGAGAGGCTCTTTTGCAATAGCAAACGAAAAATTTGCCGAAGTTCTAACCACTCTAAGTCAAAAGTCAAGCGAAGCAGACGAGTATAAAAATAAGTATTATGCAACGCTTGAGCGTGAAAATCTACTTTTAAGACAAAAAATGCAAAGTGCGACAAACTACAATAGGTGGCTAAACGACAACGAAAGAGTGGAAATTTTAAGGTTATACAAAGAAGGATTATCTCAGGCTCAAATTTGCAGAGTGGTGGGAAGAAGTGAAAATGCTGTTAAAAAAGTAATAAGAGGTGCGTTATGAAAGACATAAGCGTATTTTATTTAGACGAGGTAGAAAATGCCAGAGAGCTTTTATTTGGTCTTAGCGTCTTACTTGAAGGGCTTGGTAGTATTTGTAAAGATGACGGCGACAGAGTTGGACTAACACAGGCTTTATATGTGCTTGATAATCTTTGCTTTGATATGGCTAAGAAATTGCAAGATACGCCAATAGAACGCAAAGGAGTAACACCGGCTCTCTAGCTCGTCTATCGCATAGCGTAAGCCCTGCTACTCTCTCACGGACGGATAACGAGTAGTCGTTGTCCTGTTTTGTCCGATCGCTCCCAAATGAAATTTACAAACTCAGTCTCATATAAAGAGATTATGGACTTTTTAGCAAGTAAGAAGATATCTATAAATCTATTCTTCTACAATCAAAGCTCAAAAAGTAATATTTCAAGTGAACGCAAATATAAGACTTTGAGACTTTTTAAAGCAAAAGCTAGTCTTGGTGGTGGAGCTTGGAATGAAAACATTATAAGCGATGAAATCATTATAGATAAGAAGATGACCGAGTTTTTTAGGAGCGATAATTGTGATATTATTGAGACCATAGGCGATAGTATGGAGCCTCATATTCAAAGCGGAGATTGGTGCTTTATAGATAGAAGCGGTAAAAAGATGAAAAATGGCGAAGTTTGGGCTATTAATACTCCTGATGGAGTAGTCATCAAAGAGTGCTATATACAAGAAAATGAGCTTATACTAGTATCATTTAATCCTGTGTATAAACCAGTTAGATTTTATATTTGCGAGTGTCAGTTAGTAGGAAAATTTATAGGGTTGCTTAGAAAAAATTAGTTAGATATTTTATTTATATTTAATGATTGAAATATTTAAAAAAATGGTGGCGGGGGGGGGTAAATTTAAATATTTATTTGCGTTTAAAATCAAACTATTTTTAGTGTGTTTTTAAAGTAGTTTGATTTTAAGCAAAAAATTGTTTGATTTTAAAAAGCGTTTTACAAAAGTAAAAGGGAAATGCCGTATAATAAAGGTATAAATTTTATTTGAAAGGATAAAAAATGGGTAGCGTAAAAAAATCCATAGAAGTCTCTAGAAAAATCCCTGAGAGATTGTGGGAAGAAAAATTTGAGGGTAGTTGCGGTTATGCTCTTTTTGATGAAAAAAGCGGAGAAATAGTAGATATTTGCTTATTTGAAGATATTTGTGAAAATAAAGAAGAAGTAGATTCATTATATGGAATTAACGATTTTGGAGAAAGAGTAGCGAAATTAGAGAATGAACTATCATCTTTAAAATTGAAGCCATTTGGAGATAAGACATACCCTATAACCTTTGGTGATTTCGAAGATGGAAAATTTTATTATTTATTATTCATAAACCGCATTTAA